GAGAGGGTAGGCGAAAGCGTTGAAAGAATCTTTGCCGGTCACGTTCGAGATGAACTCGCGATGACGCACACGAATAGACAACCCACGGCCAATCTGCCGCACTTGCGGAACAGCCGTCCTGACCAATGCAGACATCGCCGAAGGAACCACTTCAGCAGCGGCCCGCTTCGGTTTTGGTTTGGGAGCATTGGTCTTCTTCTTCTTGTTGGATGTTTTCACCTTCCCGTTGGCCATGGGAAGTGGTGTTTTGTCAGTGAGGAAGCTGACTGGTTCGGTTTGATCAATAACCGAAAAGAGTCCTGGTAGGGGATCCCCTCGGACAGAGGGGACTGTACATCCTGAGAAAACCGGGTCACACATTTCAACCGACCGGTCGAATCAATGAATCGACGGAAGGGAGATCAATCTGCCATCGCGGGCAAACTGTTGGTTCCCCGGAGGAGCCGTGCAGTCTCTCGGCATTTTGGTTAGCACGGAAGTATTGAGATCGAAGGAGATCACCGTTTTGGTCCATTACTTCTCAGAACCCCCTGCTGCGTGAGTTTACAGGTACGTCGAGAAAGGAATCTCATCGAGCGCGCGGAAAGCCGCGGCTCGGAGCTCCTTCGTCTGACGTTTGAACATCGCCTCAAAACGCAGCTGATCCAGTCGAATCGGTGGTAACGGAGGACAAGCGGGCGCTGACAACGATAGAAAACGAACACGCCAAAAGGCAGCAATTCGTTCCATCGTAAGCGGTTTGATCCCGCCCAGAGGAATCCTCCGGAATAAGGCGGCATCAGAAATGGGTGGTTCGTGCATGGCACGAGCACAGAGTGAAATCTTCACCAACCAGTTCATCGATCCGTCATCAAAATCGGCATAGGATTCATGCTCCCGCGGAACAGTCGACACCAGGCCAGAGACCACAGAAAAGGAAGACACCGCTTGCCGGAACCTCGGTCCGAGGACCGATGGTTCATGCAGGCGACGATACAATTGCAGAGACACGTCCTTCAAAAAGAGACGCGCCATCCGCCGCTGATCCCTCGTGATTTTCCAGCCTGATGGAGCATGTCGAATATCCATGCCAAAGCCACCGAGATGTACCGGTAGGTACCAGTTGGGGACAAAGCCGGCCTTAAACCATTCCTTACGCCAACGAGAGAAGGCATATGGGACGGCACAAGCCGCTTGCGGACAAAGATCGATCATCTTCGACAACTCCTTACCAATCTGGTCCGGGGTCGCCAAAGAGTCACCTCCTTTCAAAGAAGTCCCCTCAACGAGCTTCATGTTCAGATATCCTACACGGCGCATCACACCGCCACGACGAACGAAGTACTGACTATTAATCAGCGCAAAGTCGTCGGCGAGATACTGCTTCCCGACTGACATCTTCAAACCTGCATCGGCTGCCGCTGCAACAAAGA